AGGTACATTGGTATCCGAAACGATGATAACATCACGCACTGCAAGCATATTTGCTGCGTCATTAAAATAACCAGCAGAATTTACAGTAGCAATAGCATCTGTTGTGGAATACCACCACAGATTACCATTTGATGCACCAGCAAGACGAGTTAAACCAGAAGCTGCATAAGCCATTAATCAACCTCCTATGAATTATTATCTAAGACTTCATAGATACCGTTGTCATCAATAACAACTGCACCCATGCTCATCATAGATGTTGCTAAATGTGCTGCTCTTTCAGCAACATAATTTAATTCTGTGGAAACATCAGCACCAATACCTAATCCAATAGATGATGTATGATACGCCATATTCTTTCCAGCAGTAACGGCTGAAGTAGAAAAGATGTTAAATCCTAAGAATTGCTTCATAGACATTCCACCAGCAAACGGTAAATTCTGTTCACCTACAAAATCCGAACTAGCAAATTCAGTTATAGTAAATAAATCTGCATAGCCTTTTGGATTCATAGCTAAATATCTTCCACCATCTTCTGGAACATCTGCTGCACCCATTGTTTCAAACAATGAAAGCAAATCTGCTTTTGCCAAAGCACTACCAGTGTCATGAATCTGTGTACTGTTAGCACCAGCATCCATAGCAGTAATAAGAATCTCATCAGTCTTTCGACCTAGAGCAGCAGCAGCACTCTTTGCAACAGCTTGTCTTTCATCAATATTAGTTTTAAGCTCATCCAATTTGTCGATGTACTCGGCTGCATAGTAATCAGCCATCGTAGCTTCAACAGTTGTATGTGCTAGTTCCATTGGAGTAACAAGTCCATTCCTAGACTTTGTACTCGCTGAGCCTGTACCAATTTTCTGAAAACGTACAACATTACCAGAAACACTGGAAACAGTCCGAACCGTATTACGAAGTTTAGAACCCATTCTTTGATAGGCAATATGTACTTCTGATTCAAACTGTTTAATAAAGGCTGTAGATATAGTATTTGCCATAAGCAATTTTCCCTTATTAAGTTACAATATTGTCTATTCGAGTGTCAGTTTAACACCTCATAGCAAGTATCCGTAAGGGTTGCTCAGTGCATCACTGGTCGTGACTCTTCAGTATTAGCACTAATATTTGAAACATTGCAACGAAAAAATTTAATAAACTTAGTATTATTAATATCTATAGTAGTTCCAAACTGAAAACCAGCAAACTTTAAAAACCTAATTGTCTTTTTATTCTTTGCTGGAATTACATTGTAAAGATAACTGTAATCAGATTGCAACATATCAACAAAATCTTTAACGTGTCTGCATATCTCTTTGTAATGTATCTGAAAATCATCAGTGCAAAACATCCAGATTCTAGCTTCATTGTGAGGCCCCGGTATTGTCCCAAACATAGCTAATGGAATTTCATTACACGTTATTGTAAAAGACATCGAATGATTTTGTGTAAATGGAAATGCTAGTGCAAAACGAGCATCTACATTTAAAATCTTTAATTCTTCTTCATCTTCTTTACGCAAGTTCAAACATAGATAATCTACATCCTCAAGATTAGAATGTCGAACTTGACATACGTTATCCAAGTTTTTCAAATCCTTCATCAACTTGCCGTCTGTATTCTAGATCTCTTTTTACTGGATGCCAGTATCTATCATCATCCATCATAGACTCTAAAGCTTGTCTATCTAATCTGTTTGCTGGTTGAGTTTCTATAGTATCTGTTTTAATGCTTTGCATAATATGCTCTATCGCTTGAACACCTTCTGCAGTTTCTGTAACTTTATGTATTGCTGACATAACATTCTCTGGAAAAAACTTCTCAGAAAATAAAGCAACGGCTTCCAATCTTTCTGGTGCATTATCACCAAGCTTAGTTATTTCTTCTTCTTTATTCGTAGCTAAAATACCTAGTTTGTTTTCATTAGATTCTTTAAAAGCTTGTATACCAGACTCAAATTCTTCTTGGCTTAATCCATTATTCCAAGACATTTCAGACCACCAGTTTAATAATTTATTATCTGGTGCTAAATTCTGGTCAATAATTTCTGGTAAAGTATAATCTCCAGATGTTGCTGGCCTGTCTTTAAAGGCTTCTTCATGCAGTTCTTTTTCCCAAGCTTCCTTCATATCAGTTTCTTTTTGATGAAACTTTTGCTGTAAGCTAGTGTATCCATCAACAAGCTCTTGAGGAGTTTTATATTTCTCAGGCAACCATTCTGGTCTTTCTGGTGCAGAATCTTCTGCAACTGCAAAATCTTTTTCTTCTGTGACTTCTGGTTTAGATTCACTTGTAACTTCAGCTACAGTTTGTGGGGCTGCACTCTCTTCAGACATTCTTTTTCTCCTTCATTGCATGATTAATTCTACGTTCAAGTATAGCATAAACATATCTTTGACCCTCTAAATGACGCAATGTTGCATCATTAACATTTGGGCCGTTAACAGTTTCTATTGTTATTTTTCTAAGATATTTTAATACGGATTGACCAGTCGGTGTTTTAAATAAACTATGGACATCAAGACTTATTCTTAAATCTTCATCCTTATTTCTCTCTATTCCATCAATCCCAATATAAGTCCTATTGCTGGACAATCTCTTCTCCTTCTTGTGGGGCAGACATTTGTTGCGTTTGTTGTAATTGCTGAGCTTGTTGCATTAATTGTACAAGTTCTTGTCTTTCACTTGCATCTCTAATTAAACTATCAGGAACATTAAACTTCTTGGCTAAATGACTAGCTACTTCCTCACCACTCA